CCCCGGTGGCATCGAGCACGCGCCAGCCCTGGCCGTCTTCGTAGGTGAGCACCTCGCCTGCGCCGAGCGTGACCTTGATCAGCTCCGGCGTCGTGGTGCCGTCGGTGTGCTTGACCGTGACATCGACGCCGGACGCGCCACGATTGCGCGCGATCAGCTTCTGGACGTTACGCTGCGTCGAAGCCGCCGGCGCGGCGACGACGTCGGTCGTGGTCGCCGTCGAGATCGCCGTGTTGGTGCGCCCCGGCGTGATCGTGCCGGCCGCGTTGTCGACCCACGACGCATGGACATCGACCGTGATCGCCTGACCGGTGACGATCTGGATCTTGTCCGAGGTCGACGTGAGCAGGATCATCGCGCTACGTCTTCGACTGCGTATAGGTCAGCGCACTGACCGAGACCGCCGCGCCCGCCGAGATGGCGACCGAGTTGAGATTGAGATTCGCCCCGCTGGTGCCGACCGACCCGTCGAAGACGACGCTCGTGCCGTCCGACTTCAGCGCCCGGAACCACGTCGCCGTGCCCGTCGCATCGGCACTGCTGTCGGCCGTGATCGCGTTTGCGCTGGCGACGCCGTTGCTGGCCGCGGCGAACGCCGTCGCGCCGAACCGCAACTCGGCGAGCAGCACCTGCGTGCTGATGGCCGTGTCGGCCGTCGCCGGCTGCGTGCCGTCGTAGATCCGCAGATAGCCGTTCGCGAGGAGCGCCGTGACGGCGTCAGCCGCCGCGCTGGCCGCTGCGTTCGAGAGTTTCGGCGTCAGTGCCATCAGTCAACCTCGACGATCGGCGTCTCGATGTGCGAGACCACGAGCCCGTTCTCGGCGTTGCGTTCGTACGTCCGTTTCGTCCCGACGACACGCGGCCGCTGCTCGAGCGCCCGCACCCGGGCCTCGACGGCGTCGGCCTCGAGGTGGCGCAGCGTCGCGCGCGTCTCCTCCTCCGCGCGCGGCGCCGCGGCCGCGCCGAGGTGCGGCGTCAGGTCCGCCGTCAGCTCGCGCACCCAGCGATCGAGGTCGCCGACGAAGGCCGCGGGGCGGTCGGTGGCCGGCAGCTTCGCCAGGCGTGCCGTCTGTCGATCGCGGGTCGCCTCGAGGACCGATGCCACCGCGCGCGACGAGTCGCCGTCCTCCGACGAATCCGCCGCTGAATTGGGAGGCTCAGTCGTGGCGTCGGCGCCGGCTTTCGGTTGCGCGGTGGCATCGGCCGGCCCGCCCTGCTGCGGGGCGATCCGGTCGGATTCGGGATCGTCATCCTTCGGCAGGTTCACCCGCGCGCGTGCTTCGTTGACCGTCATGAACGCGCGGCCGGTGGCGCGCACGAGCGAATCGGTCTGCTCTTCGGGCGTGCCGGCGAGCTTCGCCGCGATGTTGAACTCGACGTAGACGTCTGCCTGGTCGTCGCATTCGATGAGCACCTGCCGCTCGATTTCCTGAGTCACCATCTCGAGCGTCGGTCCGAGCGTGTCCTGGTAGAGATGCTTGTGCTGTTCCTTGATGTTGCTGAAGGTCGCATGGTCGAGGATGCCGACCATCGGCTGCGGAATGTGGTACTCGGCGGCACTCACTTCGCGCCGCAGTTTTTCGCCGGCGACGTATTCGGAATCCTTCGCCGACCACGATGCCGGCTTGAATGTCATTCCAGGCTCAAGGACGGCCCAGCCACCAGCCGCCTCCGGTCGTGCATAGCGTTCGTCGACTTGCTCGCGCCAAGCCTGCTTCTGTGCTGGTGACCATCGCGCCGACGGGGATTCGAGCGCGCGTTCGATCACGCCTTCCTGCTTCGACGAGTTCCGCCAGTACGCTTCGCGGTGCCTCATCGCGGCGTCCTGTTCCGCGACGACGGTGCTGAGCGTTTCGATCAGCGACAGTCCGCGGAGGCGATCACACGGGTTGTAGCTGCTGAAGTGCACGATTTCGCTGGTCGGGAAACGGCGTTCCTTCCCGTCGACGGTCCAGACGAATTCCGTCGGCAGCAGGCCGCCTTCAACGCGCATCTGATCAGGCGGCAGCGGCACCAGGCCGATCTGGTCCTGTCCATCGGCGTCCACGTACCGGACCTTCATCCAGAAGGCTTCGAGATACACGCCCAGATCGCCGCCGAGCGTTTCTCTCAGCCGATAGGCCGTCATGTACGGGTTCGGCTTTGCCAACCAGCGCGCCAGTTGGTGATCGGCGAGGCGCACGCGGTCGGTATCCGACACGCGGCGGTAAACATGCGGCGTCAGGTGCGCAAGATTGCGAGCGAGGAAGTCGGTCGGAATGCGGATGTTCGGCTGCCGACGGTAGACCTCGGCGTAGGCCATCGCGCGGTCATAGAGGCGAACGGAGGCCTCTTTCGTGAGGGCCTGCGGTTGCGGGCGCGTGAGGGCCTGGACGCCATCGAAGGTGCGGACGATCACGGCAGCACCTGCAGGAAGCTGACCTGCGAGCGATGAATCACGACCTCGCCGAGGATGTCCGTCGCCGGATGCGAGGCCTTGAGGGCTTTTGCTTCTTTCAGCGTCAGCCAGGGGCCGCGCGCTTGCCAGAGCAAGCCCTCGATCGCTGAGGACTCGTCGTGCGTCAGGTTGACGACCACCCGCCGCAACAGACAGGGCGGTCGCCACCACAACAGCGAGCGCAAGGCGCCAGCGGCCACCCGTCACGGATCTCCGCGACTAGCGGTTGTCGCCCGGGCTCGGCGCGCTGGTCCCGGGTTGGCTCGTGCCAGGCTGACTGGTGCCCGGCTGCGAGGGTGACGTCGGGGGGTTCGGGTTCGGATTCGGCTGCGAGGACGGTTCGTTCGGATTCGCCATGTGTCCCAAGGTGGGGCACAACTCGGCGGGTTGTATATATTTTACGTTTTATTCGTCGTCGTCGGTCTCTTCTGACCGCCCGAGCTTCCGTCGAATCAGCTCCTGAACCGACCCGCATCGCTGCTGTTGCGCTTCCTGCGACAGCCGGTTGTAATCGCGTTGCGGCAGCGACAGCGTGATCGGGATCGACTTGGTCTCGCCGTCGAGATACGGGCGGCCGCGGCGTTTCGGGTCACTCATGGGGATCCTCCGGTTTGGTCGGGGGCCAGATGCGGATGGCGTCGCCGTCGGGGCGCTCGAGCCACAACTCGCCCGGCGCCGCGAGCGTCGCGTCGAGGCGGATGCGGATGCCGCAGATCTCGATCGGCGTCTCGACGTCGCGCGGGTCATCGGGCTCGGCCATCAGAACCTCACCACCAGCAGGTCGGGATCCTCGACGGGGGCCTCCGGCGGCACCGCGATCCGGCGCGCGTTCGCCATCACGATCGCCGACGGGCCGTCGATCTTTTCCTTCGCGGCATCCTTGTCGAGGCGGACCTGCTTATTCGTGCCGTTGCGCAGCACGGTGTTATCCATCATCCAGGTCAGAATCAGGTTGTCGTTGTGCGCGACCGCCTGGTCGGCGACGAGCTTCGCGAGGTTCTTGATCGACTCGTTGAGCGCGTAGCCCTGCGGCGTGTCGACGACGGTGATGTCGGCACCCTGCAGGTGCAGCGCCATCTGGTGCGCGAAGCGTTTGTCATACGCGACCTCGAGCACGCCGTCGGTCCGGCAGTCCTCGAGCACGGTCTCCTCGATCAGGTCGTCGTCGGTCGTGTCGCCGTCGGTCACCGTCAGCAGGCCGGCGCGCTCCCATTCGGCGTACGGGCGATCGGGATACTTCGTCAGCGCCGCGCGCGGCAGCCAGAACCGCATCTTGATCGCGATCCAGTCGTCGAAGTCCCAGAGCCGGCACCAGGCGGCGAAGTCGTCGGTCTGCCCGAGGTCGAGCCCGCCGTAGCACGGCCGGCCGACGAGCTCGGCATCGGTGAACCGGCGCGGCGTGTTCCGCCACTTCGTCATCTCCCAGGCCGGCGTGTGCTGCGTCGTCCAGACGCAGAAGTTGAGCCGTAGCACCGTGTTCGTCTCGCTGGGGATGTTGCGCGCGTTCTCGACCTGGCGATCGAGGTACTCCTGCTGGATGATGATGCCGAGGTTCGGATTCGCCTTCGGATGGCAGGTCTTGTCGGTGAGCGGATCGTCGTCCTTGTCGAGCGCGCAGATGAACGCGAAGAGGCGATCGTCGCTGATAACGCCCTCGAGCATCTTGCGGCCGCGCTCGTGGTGCTGCCAGCAGATCGACGTGCGGTCGAAGCCGCTGTTGGTGATGTAGAACGCGAGAAACTGCCGGCGCCGCTTCCGGCCCGCGCTCATCTTGTTGACGACCACCGCGTCGGCGTACTCGTGCATCTCGTCGAAGAGCACGATGTGCGGCCGCGGGCCCGACTTGCCGCGCTTCTCTTTCGTCAGCGGACGGAACCATGAGTAAGTCGCGGCATACGCGAGATTGTCCTTCCCCCTGTAAATCAACTCGCGCAGGTCCGGCGAGACCTCGACCATCCGGTCGGCGTCGCGCCAGCAGATGCGCGCCTGGTCGATGTTGCTCGCGACGGAGTAGATCTCCGCAGCCTGCTCGCCGTCCATCGTCATCCCATAGAGACAGACGCCGGCGGCGAGCGGCGTCTTCCCGTTCCCCTTACCCTCTTCGGTGTACGCCTCGAGGATGAGGCGATACCCTTCGGCCGTTTTCCAGCCGAAGATCGATCCGATGATGAAGGTATTCGCCGGCGTCAGCGTGAACGGGATCGGCTCGCCGTTCTCATCGAGCGTGTCCGGCAATCGCAGCACGCCCTCGAAGAATTCGATGATGTGATCCGCGGCCGCGTCGTGGAAGAAGTAACCCTTCGGGTGCCCGCTCTTCTTCGCCGCGGCGTGCCGCATCCGGAGATGCCGCTCGCACGCCAGCCGCACGTACGGACCGGCGACGACCTTGCCGCTGTCGACGTCGCGGGCGTAGCGGTCGACGCGGTGCGTGAGCTTCACCGTGGTAAAGGCGCGTCCCTTCGATGCGGTTCAGAGAATGCGAATACATTCCGCGGGCAGATGTAGATCGCTCCGGCGTACGACGCTGGACCGCTGATATCCTGCGCGGCGTAGTGCTCGCTCTGAGGTTTCCCGCAGTTTTCACAGATAGCTTTATCATCTCGTTCCATTTAGAAGCCCTCCATCCCCAGCACGTGTGCGCAGAGCGCACAGACGACGCGCAGGTTCGACGCCTGCAGCCGCGGGCCGACCGTAACCTTGACGTCGCACCGGTGGCACTTCTCGAGGCGGCTGCCCGCCGGCACCGACGGGATGCGTAGGTTCGGGCACGCCTCGCGCAACGCGGCGCGGTCTAGCTCCGTCCACGGATAAGCCACGCCGATCACGACATTCACGGGCATCACTTCACCCCCTGCGGCCGACGGAGTTCGGCGGCCTTCGCCTGCAACTCGGCGAGTTTCGATTGCGGCTTCGGTGGCGCGCTCGGCTTCGGCGACGTCGGGACCTGCGGGTGCCCCGTCCAGCCGACCCGCGTCCTCGAGATCGCCGTGAGCCCGAGCTCGCCGGCGAGTTTCGTCTTCCGCTCCATCCAGCCGCGCTGCTGGCTGTCGAGCATCCGCACCAGCTTCTGATCGACCTC